ATCTACTTCTGGAACTGCGGTAGCGGTCGGTATTGCGGAAGTTACTATTGTACAAGCGCAAACACTCACTTCCAATACCAATGATGTAACCACTACTGCTGACGCGATAGTCACTCCTACGGCGGCTGGACTTACATCCTCCCTGGGGGATGAAACTGTACATACTGCTTACCAGTCAGGATGGGGTCGAGGATATAATCAAGTCACAGGAACTGAGATTGGTTGGGGAGATAATCTTTGGGGAACTTTAACAACTTCATATACTTTAACGGGAGCTAGCGCGACGACAAGTGCTGGAACTATGGCATTCCAAGGGGATGTTAATATTACAGTAACAGGACAAAGCGCAACAACTACCGTAGGAGATTTACTTGCTTTAGTCTTCCCTTCAGGGGTTCAGGCAGCAACAAGTATTGGAACATACTCAATTACGGCTGATGCAACAATAACCATTGTAGCAGCGGGTGAGCCAGAGCTTGATGCGACTACGGGAGACGTAGTAATAGAAATTAGTCCGACAATAGAGCCTGCGGGAACTCTATTAACAGGATCCTTGGGATCATCCACCCTTACGGGGGACTGTAATGTTACGCTGACAGCGGAGGGTATGACTTCCTCTCTAGGGGAAGAAACCATTAACATTGATGTTGATGTGCAACTACTGGGAGCTGCCTTAACTTCATCAGAAGGCGATGCAACGGCAACGGCTGATTTTGACATCACGGTCACTGGTCAAGCCATGACATCCAATCTTGGGGATGCAGGGCAGGAATCAAGTTACGCAGCTACAGGAAATTTATTAACTTCGATCCCAGGAACCTTGAATATTAGGACAGATGTTGTCTTTACAGCAACTGGAGTTTCTGTTACAAGTAGTACAGGAACATTACGAGGTACCTTCTGGCAAGAAGTGGATGACTCGCAAACAGCCGTTTGGGTAGAAGTTGACAAGGCTGCATAAAATCATTAAAAAAAGGTATTAGGAGATTAAATGGTAACTTATTCAACTGGTCTTAGAACGGAATTACAAGTAACAGGGGAAAATTCAGGTACATGGGGAACCATTACCAACAATAACTTTTCCCAGGTCTTTGAATTTGCTATTGCTGGGGTATATGCAGTACCTGCTCTTACAACAGGAACAGGGATAACATTAACCAATGCCGACGGACCCGATACCGCGGCCAACAACCAAGCTAGACAAAGTCAATTAATTTTTTCAGGGACTGTTTCTGCAGCACAAACAATTCAATTTCCCGCTACACAAAAAACTTATGGAATTTACAATAATATTAGTGGTGGTGCGGCCATAACAGCACGATTAGGAGCCACAGGCAATACTATGAGTATTGTAAATGGTAAATACCGTTTAGTTGCCACAGATGGCACCAATTGGTACGATATTTTTTCTTTAGCTGGATTAGGCGAAACATGGACGGAAAAAGTAGTTGGCGATTCCCCTTACACAGCCTCAGACGGCGATAATATTATCTGTGATTGCTCAAGCGGAGCAATTACCATAACATTACCCGCCTCTCCCACAATTGGTATGCAAGTAAAGATAATTGATGGTGACGGGAATGCGGGAACCAATAACATTACCGTTGATGGAGGATCTGAAAAAGTTCAAGGAGACGCGGCCGACATGGTAATTTCCACTAACAGCTCAGCAGTTTCTTTGGTATACTACGATTCAGGAAATGGTTGGAGGCTAAAGTACAATGACTAATTTACAGGATTTTACAAACAGAAGCGAAGTGGGCACAATCAAGCCTTGGGGAAAAACTACATCCCCCAGTGGATATTTATTATGCGACGGAACCGCTGTATCACGAACAACCTACGCGGAACTATTTGTCGTTCTTTCCACCACTTACGGAGTGGGAGACGGATCAACAACTTTTAATGTTCCACAATTGCAGGGCAAGACCCCTCAGGGATATGACGGCAACACTTATAATTTAGCGGGAACGGGCGGTGCCAACACGGTAACCGTGGCTGTTACCAACAACCAAGCGGCAACTAATACTGTAACCAACAACCAAGCGGTATCGGTAACAGGATCTATTTCCAATACATCAATTACCACGGCTCAATTAGCCTCTCATTCTCACACTGGAGGAGCAACAGCTGGTCAAATGCAGGGCAATCCCCATGACCCGCGGGATCGTCCCGCTGCTGCCTCTACGGGAAGTTCGGGTTCTGGAACGGGACACACTCACGCCCACACTTTGGCGGGATCACTGACAGGTACTGTGGCAGTAACTTCTACAATTACAGGAGCGGTAACGGCAGCGGGAAACAATGCTTTTTCACCTTACGTGGTGGTTAACTACATTATAAAACATTAGGAAAAATAATGGCAACGCAAATTGTAATACATAACGACAGTTCTATAAAAATAGATGATTCCTTTCACATTGAGTGGGTGGATAAGGGAAACGCGATGCCTTCCTTATCGAGTACTATTCATGCTGTTATTTGGAATGATCTAGTTGGTCAAAATGAAATTCAAAGCAAGGATGCTAGTGGCAATATGACGGGAAATACGGACTTGAATGCTGCTTCCGATGCTGTTGGATCAACAACCATAGCTGATCTTCTTACATGGGGAGCTACTCGTCAGCTTGAAATTGAACAAGCCCAGTTATCTCATGATGAAGCTGAAGCTGTTCATATAGCGGCGGATGATGGAACTGCCTGGATTAAAACGTGGATTGACTACGATCCTAATTATTAGAGTTGGAAATCTTTTGCCTATAAAAAATATTTAACGTATAGCGTGGGGAACTTTCCCCTAATCCCTGTAAGTCCGTATGCCATATTTTACTACCATTAAAAAATAAAGCCCGGTTTTCTACAAATCCTATATGTGAGGAAAGTTGACCATCTATATAAAACCCGGTTCCATTATTTAATAATGGTTCTCCCTTAACAAAGAAAAGAAAATTAGCTATATTTCCTTTATCAATATCGATATGTACTTTAGGTCCTCTCTGATTGTGGCGTAAATGTGCATGAATAGATATTGGTTCTAGATCTGTATAAGGAAAAAAGAATTCTTTAATACGATCCAGGACAGGATCATTTTTAAATTGATGAAGAGGGAAAGTGTGTCTTTTGCCATAATGTTGTCCTTCTTCATTTTTTACTTCGGTATATTTTAAACCAAGGAGTGTTTCTTGTAGTGTTTCTAATGCTTCAATATTAAAAAAATTATCTACGTATTGAACGTATGCTGTTTCCTTATTGTGTTGCATAATCTATATTATATTTGGTTATATATTTTATCTTTCAAATATTCATAATGTGTTGGACTCTTATCAGCCAATAAACTAATTTTTTTATTTCTTTCTTTCCAATAACTATTTACTTCTTCAACATTTTTTTTCCAAAATTCTCTATCATGTTCTGGATATTGAAAATCTATTTGTTTTCGTGAAAAATCAGAATATAAATTTATATGATGACCAGCTGCAACACATACCAATCCATCAGAAAGCCCACTTGATGATGTATAATCAAATCTCATATTAGAAATATTGTTTGTTTTATCTGTATATTCTCCCATTTCTAATTCTTGCGAATACCATCTCCAATATTCTGTATCATCTCTAACAGTTCCAAAAAAATGAAATGCTACAAAACATTTGATCTCATCCACATTCTTTTGTATTGCTATATTAACACAATCTCTATCAAATTGGTTTATATGCCTATCTCTAGTAAGTAATGAAGTCATTAGGAGTTGAATTGTTTTAGTAACAATTCCCAATCCAGAAGATTCCAAAGGTTCTATAAAACCATATGATAACCCAATCGCAATACAATTCTTATGCCAGGCTTTTTTGTGTTCACCATTTCTAATGTTTATGTGGCGATATTCTAATTCTTCAGCATCATTATCTTTGCACCATTGGTTTGTATTATTTAAATGTTCTTTGAACTCTTTTAATGCAATTTCCTTATCAATAAACTTTTCACTATAAACATAACCATTACTAATATAATCCCACAATGGTATATTCCAAACCCACCCATTATCAATTGCAGTTCCATTTGTTGTTAAATCCATTTCAACATTTGGATCAACGTATGGAATCCTTGTAACCCATGCTCCATTGTTAATTAATATATCTTCATAACTTGAATGTGGAACTCCGAGTGATTTTTCAAGTAACACACTACTAAATCCAGTACAATCTATATAAAGATCTGCCTTCAATTCTCCGTGTTTTTTTGTTGATAGAGAAGAAATCCAACCACGGTCATCTAAATCAACATCGGTAACGTGGTCTAAAATATAATTTACTTTCGTACAACGATTGGTTTTCAACCAGTTACCAAATTTAGTTGCATCAAATTGATATGCAAAATCCCCTGATATATTAAATAATGGTATTATGTCATCTTCATTTGAATGAATCTTATTCTTGTTTATCATCTGCATGTTTGGCCAATAACTTTCACAAAAATCAGTTTGTGGGGTATCGGGATATATCCATTTCTTTAAAAACCACGCATCTGTTCCGTAAGACGTTCTACTGAAATCCTGAAAGCCAAAAGGATAATGAAAAAATTCTCCCTTTTTATAAAAATCAGTAAACTTAATAGATCCTTTATAGGTTGCATCACATTGAGCCATCCAATCCTCATCATGTATTCCTATACTTTGAAGATACCGATTTATGTGTAAGGTAGAAGATTCCCCCACTCCTATTGTTGGAACATTAGGTGATTCTATTATGGTAACATCAATTTCTGGAACGTTTTTACTCAATGAGGCGGCAGTCATCCATCCCGCTGAACCACCACCCACAATTACAATCGAATTAATTTGCATATTTTTCAATGAATCCAAGTGATGATGGCGTGCCTATCCCCTTCGGTTATAGGTAATATAGCATGAGGAAAACAAAAGTTACTGGGAAAAACAACAGCACTACCAGCTTTTTTTGGTACTATATATTCACCACCAAAAAATGCAAAATCTCCTCCCTCATAATTATCGTTTAAAATTAATGAACAACTTAAAACACGTGGATTTGTATCAGAATTATCAATATGTTCTTTATATTCTCCTTTTTTAGACCCTAAATATAAAAGATGGGTATATCCTGTATCTTCAGTACGAGCCCCTGTCAAAAACCACGGTTGATCTTGACGATATAAGTTTAAGACTTTTCCTATTATTTGAAAAATATCATCATTAAATTCATCTTCTAGTGGTTTGTCATAACAATTTCTGTGCGTATTTAATTTACCATCGCCTTCGGTGGCGGGGTAAAATGAAAGATCTTTTTGATTAACAATTTTATTACATAATTTTGTATCAATTAAATTTTCATACTGCCTTATAAAATCACTTAATTTTTTCACTTAAAACTTTTTTTATTCCAAAACATTT